ATGACTGGAAGTTGCCAAGATTTAAAGTATAGCCTAGTGTTACATTGATTTTTGTATTTTCGTTTTCCATTTTACCCCACCTAATTTGTTTGTTTTTACAATTGTAGCACACTCTAGCCGATTAGATATTTTCTGACCAAACTGGAATATACCTTCCATCTTCTGTCTTTGTATATGTAAGTATACCTTCTCCCATTCGCCTTGTCAACTCTTGACTTGTAGGAGTCATGTTATTTGTTATTAATTTATCTTTTCTTGGTTGACCAATATGTATTGTTGCTAGGATAGAACAAATCTCTCTAACGTGGTCTTCTGAATAATAAGATCTAATTTGCCAACCAGTCTTACCATCAATGCTTGATCCAACTGGTGCAGGAATGACTCCTCGTTTTATTAATCTTGGCATATACTTTCTATGACGATTAACTAACTTAGCAGTCTCTGCAACAGTATAAGCCTTTTTTCTATTTCTTCTAAAGTCAGAACGCAGACATGTCTCTAATCTATCTTTGTTAATATTATAAACAGTTACCATTCCTGTTGATCTAGAACTGTGATGAAGTCTTACTAAGTCTCCGTTAAGAAACCATATTTTTTTACCGCCAGGAATTATAGGTTCGCTATTATATGCTTCGCTCTGAATTTTTCCTTTTGCAGTAACCATTTTCCCTCCGCAGACTCGCTAGGTGGATGATAAAATTTTCTATTTCCACACTTAACACAATATGTTTCTAGATGGTCTATGTTTGAGTGTATTCTATCAACAAACATCTTTCCTTCACATCTTTCACACGCCATATTAATTTGGAACACCAATAGCAATAAGATTTACGCCAATGGTTGCAGTTCCAGAAACACCGTACCTAACTGTAAATCCAGCCTGTGTAGTTGTTACGGATGTTAAAACTACTGTAGTATTAGATCCAGCCGTTGTTCCACTAGTGTTTACAACTGACAAAGTTATAATTGGTGGATACTTAAAGTTAGAATAATCAATAGAGTAAGACTTTTCTTGTCCAGCAGTTACGGTTTCATTGTTTGCAATTGATTTAAACCTTCCAATAAACTTTGTGTTAGAAGTTTTTAAACTTTGTTTTTCTGCTCCAACTACATCAATGTCAGTATAATTATAGGTTGCATCTGAAACCTGTGTTGATAGACTGTTTAAAGCATCGACTACCTGATAGATATATGTTACATCAAGCGGTTGCCCTCTTTCGGGTAATGGTATTTTTGCCATGTTATTCCTCCTATTTAATTATACCAAAGACACTGAACCAGAGTCAAAGATATTTAGTGCTGCCTTGATTTCTTTTTTTGATGAAACTATTTGAACCTTTACTCTAACTGTTGTAGTACCAGTTTTTAAAAATGAATATGAATGTACTTTTGATGTCCCGTGATAAAAAAATTCGCCTGAATCAAATTTAACAAAAACATCATACTCTGGATGAAGGTTTGCGTCTCCCCATACGGCTGTAACAATGTTTCCTGCCTTAGATACTGCTCCACTGACTGAAGTTATTGACTCTCCAGAAATGTTATATATTGGAGACCAATGAGAAGTTCTGTTTCTATCGTCAGAAACAATTCTATATCTTAAATTATACTTTAACGTATCGTGATCAATTGGTGGAAGTGATGATTTTAAAATACGGAATTTCTTTATGTTTACATCAACCATTAGGTCACCCCAATAGAAAATCTAAATTCAACATAGTTATTTGTATTAGGAGACTTAATGATTGCTGTTGCATTGTCATTCTTAATTACAGAGTATCCTGTTAAACCATAAAGTGGATTAACGGTTGCTACATTTTCAAGTCTTAACGCATCTAAAGCAATGTAATAATCTGATGTTGGGAAATAAATACCACTTCCACTATCAAAAATAGAAACATATATTTTTACAACAGTAACTGCATTCCAAGTAAAGTTTTGACTCTTGTATAATTCTTGTAACTGCTTTGAAACAACAAAGTATCTGTTTGTTGCAAAGTCATATCCATCAACGCCATCTTCAATATTAATTTCAAACCTAGCATATGTTGTTGGATTGTTGCTATCAGTTGCTGCAAAGTCAATTAGGATTCTTACTGTATCTGGATTCGCTGCTGATGTGCCATCCCTATTTACTAAAGAAAATGCAAACCTTAACTCATCTAATGGAGAGTTTTGTGAAAAGTCAACATTTGGAGAAGTAAGGTGTATATGATTTCCAGAATCAACAACAAAGTGATCAACTCCTCCAGAGCCTCCGCCACCTATGCTTAAGTCTGAGTCATCTCCTTGCATTAAAATTGTATTGTTTAAAAACCTTGGTCTTTCGTATCTATCTACACGGTCTGTATTATAAAAGATAGAATTATCTGCATTAGTCTGAAATACACCATTTGCTGTTCCTGTTGCGTTTATAATATCGTCATCGTTAGCATCTAATGGTACAGAAATTACTGGAATTGCTATTGAAGAACTGGCCGTATGGTATTCCCAGTTTTCTCCCTGTGTAAATGCAAAAACTGTTTTACTGTCTTGTGCTCCAGCAGATGGGTTAGATCCTGCTGAGTATAAGCCTACCTCTGTTATTTCATATCTTTCTTCTGTTGGTAGTTCTGCGGTAAGTACAATTTTATCAATACCGTTTTCGTTTACAAAGCCTCTTGAAGAAATTGGAACTCTAAACATTTCAAAGTCAAGGTTTTCTTTTGTTGCAAAGTTATCAGCAACATCTTCTGTTTGAAGCGGGATAGGGCCACAGCCAACGGCTAGGTATGAGGCATAGGCTGGTGCTTGACCAAGCATATATTTTCCGATAATGCTCTTACCTTTATTAGTTATCATGACGTAGTTGCTCCAAAGTCTGCTTCATATATTGTACCATTTAACGACACTTCAACCTCAAAAAGTTCATCCTTGTTTAAATTAACTCCCTCAATAATTAGATCTCCAGTTACATCGTCAAAATAAACATTTGAACCGTTTGGCCCATTGCCTTCAACAGGGACCTTCTCTTCAAACTTTATAGGAAAGTTAGCAAAGTACTTTTCAGAGGTAGCCTGTAATCCAAGAATATTGTTTGGGTTATATTTTTGTTGAATTAGACCAAGGTTTTTGATTGGGGTATAAGATATTTGCTGTCCATTAATGATGTCGTTTCTAGCAATATTTATTAATTCGTGACCTCCAATATCTTCAAAAATTAAATCAGCCATGATTTCAATAGACAAAGACTCATCATTAAACAACACTGTATCTATTGGTGCTGTTTTTACTGGATTTGCTGGCATCTTATTTGAAACAGACGTTGATGCTGGTGTTTGTGGAGTTGCTGATACCATCTTATACCTCACTTAAATAAATTGTCATGCTTGGTCCAGAAACAGACCTAGCGTATTCTATATTATAAATAACAAACCTTGAAGTATTAGAAGCAACTAAATCAAGTCCTGATGAATCTTTATAGTCTACTGTGACTATGTCTCCAAGTTGCAGGGTTGGTATGCTAAATAAATCAATTCCAATAGATTTTTTTGGAACCATAATTTTGTTTATAATCCAGCCAAGCATGGCTTCTGCATCATCCTGTGTCTGTATGTATGCACTATCAATACTGAATTCATTTTTTCCATATGTTAGTCTACTTAGTTTGATTTCATCGTACCTTGATTTTTCGACTAATGGAGAATAAGTAAGTGTGCTGCCAACCAACTCTGGGTCAGACAGGTTACCACGCTTTTTAAAGAACTCGTCTACCGTTAACTCATGAGTTGTATCTTGGGTAAAAGTAACTCCTTGAATTCTTAAAAAGTTTCCAGTTGTTTCGTCTAGGTTTAAGGCTTTGTCTGTTGAGTTAAAGATTAAGAACTCAGCACCATATGAGTCTGCATAAAATCCAGAAGTTGTATATCCTTTTGTGTTGTTAAACGTTGGAGACAATTGTGCATAAAGTGCTGGGTATGCACGATCATACTTAATGTCAAAGTATGCACACTCACGCATAATAGAACCAAACTCTTCAAAATACATGTTGTAGTTTGGTGGCTGCTGGGAACTTATGCCAGACAGGTATGTTGATTGTACAACACCGCTCATTGCATATTTTCTAAAAGACTCATTGACATCAACCTGGGCATCACCAAACTGCTTTGATAATGTTTCCCCTACAACAAAGGATGTATTTTGGCTATAGTTTTGTGATAAGGCATAAATGTTTTCAAACATACACTTAGAGGATCCACGAACAAATAAAGCCATATTGTTGTAGACTGGAAGAGGATCATTGTCATCTACCACCTTAATAAGTTGGTTATTTATGTATAAATAAAATCTTCTTGTTTTTCCAATGTCTTGATACTCTACTGATAAGTCATACACTGTTGAATTTTCTTCAGCAGCCATTCTTTGTTGTCCAGAAAATTTAACATCATCTACAAGTATTTTTGCTAAGCCTCCCCAAAGTTTAACTGGAATTGCGTTGGTGTTGCTAGAATCTTTTTTAATTTTATAAAACACAACATTGTTAATTGAATACTCTGCTTGATTCTCTTTATTTAATTTTAAATAAGGAGTAATGTTATCTTCAGTTAAAGCAATTATCTCAAAATAATATCCATTGTTTGTTTCTGGATTTAACAAA